GCCGTCAAACTGGTGCACGACGCAGACGAGGACGTGGTCTACCTGACCAACAGCTACCGGCAGAGCAAGGCGGTGCCGATCGTGTTCGCTGCGGCGGTCAAGCCGTGGGGCGAGTGGCTGCCATGGTCATGGCCAGCTGACGGCCTGCAAACCGAGAAGGGCTCGGGCAAGAGCCTGGCGCCGCAGTATCGGGATGCCGGGATGAACCTGCTGGAGAAGCCTGCCACCCACCCACCGGCCGACGGCGAGGAAGAAGGAACAGGCGGCAACAGCGTCGAGGCTGGCATCACCCGGCTGCTGGAGCGGATGATGACCGGCCGCTTCAAGGTGTTCGAGGGGCAAGGGGAGTGGCTTGAGGAATTCCGCATGTACCACCGCAAGGACGGCAAGGTGGTCAAGCTGAAAGACGACCTGATGGCCGCCACGCGGTACGCCGAAATGATGCTGCGCCACGCCATCACAAAGCCCGCGCCGGTGGTGCGCGGCGGCGTCCGCGTGAACCATTCCGTCCGCCGCGGGGGCTACTGACTCAAATTGTCGGCATATATGCCACGACGCGCCTAGCGCGGGCCCGTCCATACCATCGTTTTCAAGGCACCCGCTATGGGTGCGTCCGCCCGTTTCGAGGGCTCCAACGATGGGCACCTGATGGCACGCAAGAAAACGAGCAACACCGACCCCGCCGCTGAGATTGCGGCCCAGGTGCGCGCCGGCACGATGGATGCCGCAGCAGCCCTGACAGCCACCGCTGACGCAATCGCCACGATGACCGGCGGCGATGCTGACGATGAGCCCGACGAGTTCACCGTCAGCGAGCAGGAGCGCGAGGCCGAGAAAGAGTTTGAGGCCCGCCGCAACCGCATCAACGCCCTTGGCCACCGCTTGCTGGCCGAAGCCCAGGATCAGGTCAAGCTGCGCCAGTCCAAGGAAGAATGCTGGTACCAGGACGTGCGCCAGTTCAACGGCCAGTACGACCCGAACACATTCCCGCCTGACGAATCAGGCGAGGTGCCGTATGGCAGCCGCATCTACGTTCCACTGACCCGCCGGCTGGTGGGTCTATGCGAAGCCCGGCTGTACGACATGCTGTTCCAGTCCGGCGAGCGCGGGTTCATCCTCAAGCCCACGCCAGTCCCTGAGATGGGCGAGCTGGACAAATTGACCGGCAAGGCCAACCCGGACATGCCCGTCACCATCGAGGGAAAGAAGGTGCCAGTGCGCGACGTGGCCACCGCGGTGAAGGAGTTGGTGGAGGAGGCCAAGCGCCGCGCCGACGGCATGCAGCGGGAGATTGATGACCAGTTCGCCGAGTCCAAATTCTCCATCCACGCGCGCAACGCAATCCACGATGCCGCCTTACTGGGCACGGGCATCCTCAAGGGCCCGACCGTCATGTATAAGACGGCCAAACGATGGATCACTGACGACCAGGGCAACACCACCCTCAAGAAAGACCGCCGCCCTGTGCCGGTGGTGGCGCGTGTGGACCCCTGGAACTTCTTACCCGATATGTCGGCCACCACGATCGACGAGGCCGAATTCGTCTTTGAGCGCCACTTCCTGACCCGCAAACAGGTTTCCGCCCTGAAGGACATGGAGGCCGTTGACTTGGAAGCCCTGCGCCGGGTGCTGGGAGCCGAGCCCAACGTCACCGGTGACAACCACCGCGAGAAGCTGCGCGCCATCTCCGGGGCCAGCGGCGCCCCGGACAAGCGCTACGAGGTCTGGGAGTACCAGGGCCCACTCAGCGCCGAGGACTTGATCGACTGCGGCTGCACTGGCGTGGACAAGGACGACCCGCTGCAGCAGTACACCGGCATTGTCTGGTTCTGCGAAGGCATCGTGCTCAAGGCCGCCCTGAACCCGCTGGACACCGGCGAACTGCCCTACCGGGTCTTCACCTGGCAGAAGGACGAATCCAGCATCTTCGGTTTTGGCCTGCCGTATGAGGTGCGCGACGGCCAGATCAGCGCCAATTCAGCCTTCCGCGCCATGCTGGACAACATGGGCTTGTGCGCCTTGCCCCAGGTGGTGCACGACGACGAGAAGGTCACTCCGATGAACGGGCGCAACTTCATCGAGCCCGGCAAGTTCTGGCGCAACAAGACCGGAAAGGACGCGCGCGAGGCCATCGCCTTCATCAACATCGAATCCCGCCTGCCGGAACTGAGCCAGATTTTCGCCGCGGCCAAAGCCCTGATCGAAGAAGTCGGCACGATGCCCGCCTTCCTGCAGGGCCAGGACGCCCCGGCCGCGATGAACTCAGCCACCGCAGCGAGCATCAGCTGGACCGCCGCCAACCTGTGGGTGCGTCGCGCGGTGCGCAACTGGGACGACGACATCATCACCCCGATGGTCGGCGGATTCTTCGACTGGAACATGCAGTGGAACGACAAACCCGAGATCAAGGGCGACAGCCAGATCGTGGCATTGGGCGTGTCATCGCTTGCCGAGCTGGAAGGCCAGGCGCAGCGGCTGCAAGGACTGGTGCAGGCCGCCAAGGCGATGGGTGTGCCACTGCCGGACCAGATGATGATGCTGCGCCAGTACGCGCGCTCCCTCAAGCTGGACCCGGACCTGTGCCTGCCCACGGAGGAACAGATCAACAAGATGCGCGAGGCTGCCGAAGCCGCAGGCCCGGTCAAAGACCCGGAACAGCGCAAGCTCGACGTGGCCGAGGAAAACAACCGGCTTGACGCCAAGACCGCAGAGGGCCAGGCCGCCGCCAAGATGGCCGAGATTGCCCAGCGCGAGCGCGACGGCGACCGCCGCGAGCGCATGCTCATCGCCACGCTGATGGCCGAACAGAACATGAGCGAGCAGGAAATCCGCGAGAAGTACGGCCTGCAAGCCGCACAGATCCAGATCGATCGGCAGGAGAAAGCCGCCGACCGCGCCCATGAAGCCCAGATGCTGAACGCCGAAATGCAGTTCAGCGCCCAGACCGGAGCCGGCGTATGAGCGCAAACCTGCCCTGGAGCGCCGTGGTCGAGAAGGTCAACGACCGCATCAAGGAGTTGACCGCCACCTGCTGCAGCACCGAGTCCAGCGACAAGGACATCCGCGCCGCCCAGGCTGGCATGGACGAGCTCAAGCGCTTGTTGACGCTGCCCGAGACGATGAAGAACACCGCCACCCAGAAGTCCCGCGCATCGGGCACCCGAGGAGGTTACTGACCATGTACTGGCTCGAAAACTGGGGACCCAACCCCAACGTCCCAGCCCCTGCGCCCGCACCGGCTCAGCCCGACACCAGCGGTGCCGCCCCCGACTACACCGCGCAGGCCGGAAAGATGTATCAGGACACCTTTGGCCGCGCCGGGGATGCCGAGGGAATCGGCTTCTGGGCCGGCGAGCTTGCCAAGGGCCGCAGCGCAAGTGACGTGGGCAGCCAATTCGCCGAGGTCTCGCGCAGCGTCCTGGACAACTACGCCCGCACGGGGCAGAACCAGTATTCCGATCTGCTGGACCAGGACCTTGCTGTCGCGGGGACCGCCGGAACCTTCACCGGCGGCGACCGCCGCAGCACCGCCGAAAAGGCGCTGGAAGGCGGCGTGTTCGAGAAACTGTATGGCAGCAAACCTGCGACAAGAGCGCCCGCGACACCTGCCCTGAGCACTCAGCCATGGAAGGATGCGACGCAGTGGAACGTCACGCCAAACCAGACGGTGGCCGGGCAGATCGAAACCATCATCGCCAAAGACTCGCCTCTGATGCAGCAGGCCCGCACCCGGGCGTTGCAGCGCCAGAACGCCAACGGGACGCTGAACTCCAGCATGGCCATCAGCGCAGGGGAGTCGGCCATGTACGACGCCGCGATGCCGATCGCCAATGCAGACGCATCCATGTACGGCAATGCAGCGCAGACCAACGCCAACACCGCCAACGCCTTCAGCCGCGACTTCAACCAGTGGCAGCGCGAGCGGGAGATGGCCAACTTCAACCTTGGCGCCAACGACTGGGCTGCTGACCGCGGGCTGGCGCGTGAGATCGAACTGCGCGGCACCCGTAGCGCCGATGACGCCGCCGGGCTTGAGCGCGGGTACATCAACGCCATCACCCAGGCGCGCACCGACTACGCCGAGAAGCTGGCCGGCATCTCCGCGCGCACCGACATGGACAGCGACCTCAAGAAGGAAACGCTGCTGAACCTGCGTGCGAGCTACAACACGATGATCGAGAACTTCGCCGGTTTGCTGGGCTGGAATCCCGACAGCTGGATCATCAAGGTGTCCGAGAACCAGACCGGCACACCAGCACCGGCTGCTGCACCAGCGCCAGCGGCAGATGTGGTGACCTGACCATGACAGTGCGCCGCGCCACCAGCGAAGATGTCGCCCGCCTGACCC